GCGATGGTCTGCTGTCAGCAACGACTGCACGACGATCAAGAACGGTATGCGATGCAGCGTGAAGCCCTGCGTATTGCGCGAGTCCGAGGTCAGCGTGACCGTGCATCTGAAATCTACAGATACGAGCGTGAGTTTGGTGAATCGCGCACAGAGCAATTGAAAATTGAGGTCAAACGCTACTGGGGGTTACTACGTGCAGCTACCTGATGGGAATACGAAAATTGGCTGGGAGAGGTTGGAAAACTGGCAACGATGGAATCGAGCTGGAAGTGCTGGCATGATTGCAAAATTGTCATATCCTGCACTCATTCCAGCATGTTCACAGTACAGATCAAGTGAAGTATTTGCAGAGACGCCGGAATACATTCCGCCGGTAGATACGCGAGATGCGTATGAAGTTGAACGCATCCTGCGTGAACTGCCTGGGCACTTGCGTAACGCGACTAAATTCTACTTTTTCGGCAGACCAAAAATTGTTGGTGTGTCGCGCGACGTGATCGAAGGCTGGGTACTTCACGCCGCACGAGAGATTGCTGAGCGGTAAAAAATAATTTGAAAATATTTGCAAAAACTTCTTGACGTTCGTTTGAATGTGGCCCATAATTCATCATCATCAACCAACCAACCAGGAGCAGCAAAATGAAAACAGCAGCAGATGTTATGAGTTTTATCAAAAATGCACAGGTGTCAGACCAGCTATTGCTGGAAGAAATCGCCTCTCATGGGGTGAACAATATCTTAAACCTTGATTTGGACGAGTCAGAAGCGGATGAAGTCGCAAATGCGGCAGCGGAAAAAATCGGTGTTCTTAACAACATAGCCCGCACTATGCGGGTAACTAGGAGAAATACCATGAAAACCACATACCACAAAGACGGAACGGTAACGTACTGGAGCGTTTTCCAGCAGCAGTGGATCAGGCATTCAGATAGCGTGTCTGATCAAGAGTTGGCAGCCATGTCTGCCGCCGAACGTGCCAAGGTGTTGAAACATCTTGGTCAAGCGGCCTAATCAGCATAACCACTTACCCACCCGCCCCGCACCAAGCGGGGCAACTAGGAGTAGATCATGAAAACAGTATGGAATAACAAACAGGGATCGCGCGATTCACGCGCGTGGTGTCTGTTAGTCACACTGTCGGGTAGCGTGCATAAATTTACTGGGGATAGTATCCCCGGCGTGTGCAGCGCGGTTGTGGCGGATTACACAAAAGACGGGAAGTGGAGCAACTCCACTTTTGAGATTACCCACCATGACACGACGATTGTGGTGTCATTTATGGACGATTGGGGAACCGGCAAGGCGTTTCCGCAAGTTAGCTGGGAAGCGGGGTTTTTCTGGCTGGCAGTAAAAGCCCCAATGCTCTCGAAAGAATTGTTCGAGGGTTTTATTCGGGAGTCATTCCCGAAGACGGCGGCGGCGTGGGATGAATCTCGCGTGGCTGAGGCGGAGTTCGGGTTTTCTGCCACCCCTGAACAAATCGCTGCGATGAAAACGGCAGCGGAAAAGGTTGCTGCTGACAAAGCGGCGTATGAAATCGCAGAGCGGGCGCGCATGGAAAGCAGCCCGTTTGCTGCGTTACTCGCAATGATGAAAGGATAAATGATGATATTAAACTTAACGCAACACCCCGCCACGTCTGAGCAGATCGCTGTCGGTGTGGTGGATTTGCCCGCCGACGAGCGGGCGGTCGTCAGCAAGCTGCTGACTTTTGAAACTCTGCCGGTTGCGGGTGAAGTTTTCGACCGCGCCTATGCTCTGGCCGCTGCGGCATCTGAGTCGCTAGGCCGCGCAGGCGTCGAGGTGTTCGGTCAGTGCATGATCGGCGGCGCGCCATGGCTCATGTCTGCGCTTGAAACGGCACTGCGTGACGCCGGAATAGAAGCGCTTTACGCATTCTCTCTGCGCGAAAGCGTGGAGCAGCCCCAGGCAGACGGGACAGTCAGGAAGGTCAACATTTTCCGGCACGCGGGTTTTGTTCCTGCATGGCGGGCGGAGGAAGAATAATGTTTGAAAATACAGGTTTTCAATTTGATGCTCAAGCCAGAATCAACGCGGGCGAAGACCCGCAGGCGCTGGTACACATCACGGGCAATCGTGAACTGTCCAGCAGCATCACGCTGGAACAGTACCAGCGCGGTGCTTACATCAGCACCTACAAGACATTGAAGGAAGTTGCCACTTCCGGTTGCTGGAACCGCATAGATTGGGGTGATGAATAATGATCACTCTTTCACAGATGCTTCCGCTAACGCAAAAGCGGGCGCGCAAATGGGTGCGCATCAACCCAAAACGTAGCTTGATTGAGTATGAGAAACTCAAAGCAGAATATGAATGGTTTGGATTTACGCCAACGCTGAATGACCTAGCGAGTCGGCTAATGTGCATTGGCACCGAAAGACTTAAAGCAAATGAATGAGATTTCAAACAAACGCGGTGGCGCGCGAAAAAACGCCGGTCTCGCGCCTGATGCCGATGGCGAGAAGCTGAGGCCCTATCGCTTAACGCTTGACCATGATACGAGTTGCCTTTTTCGTGAGGTCGGAAAGGGCAATATGTCCCGAGGCGCGCGAGTAGTTGCGCGTGCCTTTACCGCAACAAATACCACAAAAGATAAAAACGTGGTATAACGACACCAAGGGGCGAACTCCGCCCTAAATCTAACCGCCTGCGTTTGGGGCGGTTTTTTTACGTCTGGTGGAAAGGGAAATGGCTAAAAAGGACATTGATTGGGAGGCAATTGAACGTGAATATCGTATAGGTATTCGATCAACTAGAGATTTGGCTGCGGAATTCGGCGTGTCTCATGTGACGATTCACAATAGAGCGCAACAAGAATCGTGGGATCGCGACCTAGCGGCCAGGATCAAGGTCAAAGCCGAGGCAAAAATTAACAGAGCTGCAATTAACACGGAAATTAACAGTGTTAATAAAGCCGCCGAACGCGAGATCATCGAAGCTAATTCGGAGATGCAATCCCGCTTCATTCTCGAATCGCGCGCTGACATTGCAAAGCATCAAGAGATCACGACCAGGCTGCTCGAAGAGCTTGAAGCCTACGGCGACGAACTCGGCAAAAAAGCACAGATCAATAAAATGCTGGCCGAGACGCGCAAAACGTTGATTGCGCTGCAACGCGAGGCGCTGGGTATTGACTCAATGCGCACAATTGAAAGCGACGACATGAATATTAGCGTGAGTTTTGTTTCGCCATGATGAATGCTCAATTCCCCGGCAAGTTGAAATTTCTGTTCGATCCAGCTCGATATAAAGTTGCGTACGGCGGCAGGGGAAGCGGGAAATCTTGGGGGTTCGCCCGTGCATTGCTTATCTTAGGCGCAAAGAAAAAAACGCGCATTCTCTGCACGCGTGAGGTGCAGAAGTCAATCAAGGACTCGGTTCACAAACTGCTGAGTGATCAGATCAAGGCACTAGGACTAGAACGGCATTATCAGATTCTGGAAACGCAGATTCGAGGTAAGAATGGTACTGAGATTTTCTTCAGTGGCCTATCGAATCAAACAGCGGATTCCATTAAATCATTTGAGAGCGTCAACATTTGCTGGGTTGAGGAAGCGCAAACCGTCTCGAAAAAATCATGGGATGTTCTTCGTCCAACAATTCGGGCAGATGAATCAGAGATTTGGGTGACGTTTAACCCAGACCTGGAAACCGACCCGACGTATCAAGCATTTGTAACGCATCAGCCGTCTGATTGCGTAACGGTTGAAATGAACTGGCATGATAACCCGTGGTTTACGCGGGTTTTGGAAGCTGAACGGATTGAATGCTTGGAGAAGCAGCCTAAAGATTACCCAACGATTTGGGGGGGCAAATGCAGGCCAGCAGTTCAAGGCGCTATCTACTACGACGAGATCGTCACTGCGGTGTCTGAATCGAGAATTCGTAGTGTGCCGATTAACCCGACGATTCCAGTGCATAGAGTCTGGGATTTAGGTTTTAACGATCTAATGTCGATCATTCTCACGCAACGCATTGCGTCAGAGATTGCAATTGTCGGCTATATCACCGGCCAGCGCAGAATTTTGAGTGATTACATCGCGGAGATGAAGAATTCACCTCGGTATTCAGGCTGCATGTTTGGCACCGATTATCTGCCGCACGACGGTTTCGCAACACGACACCAGACTGGCCGCACAGACGCCGATGTTCTGCGCGGACTAGGTTGCACGGTCGAAGAAACACCCCATCAAACAGTAGAACAAGGCATTAGACAAGCGCGGCTGATGTTTCCCAGGGTTTATATCGACGCTGAGGCAACGCAAAGCGATAACGAGGATATGCCTGGCTTAGTCGAATGCTTGAAACGCTATCGTCGGCACATCAATGCGCAAACACTGACAGCAGGCGCACCGGTGCATGATGTCCATTCAAACGGTGCAGATGCGTTTCGGTATTTAGCTCTGGTTGCAGATTCGATGCCAAACAGTCTAAACCCTCACATGAATCACGCGGTATTCGCAGGCACAGGCTATTTAGGCAGAGCACCCGCAACGTCAGCAGGTTACTAAACAGGAAAAACAATGAATACTATCGACCAAGATCAAGAGCAGTACCTCGTCGCCGCGAAAGAGATGTTTGCAGGCAACATGACGCCGATGAGCAATCCGTTATTCAATATCGGGGCGGATCTGCTAAGTGAATTCAACGAGGCGGACATGATGCGGCGTGAGAAGGAGCTTCGCTGGCTGACTGACCTGCGTCAGTACAAAGGCATCTACGAGCCGGAAGAAGAAGCCAAGATGAAGGGCTCTAAGGCTTTCATGCGCAAGACCAGGGTAAAAGTTGAGAGCGTTGACGCTAGGATGATGGACTTGTTGTTTCCGGCGAATCGGGAGCGAAACTTCGATATTGAAGCAACGCCTGAACCATCAATTGCGCCAGAAATTCACGCTTCTCTTGTTAAACAGATTGCAACATTGACCGGCGCTGAACCATCGCCAGACCAACTCAAAACCGGCATTCGCGAGTACGTCGCTGAATGCGCAAAAAAAATGGCATCGCGCATTGACGACCAGCTCACTGAGGCTAAATACCGAAACATCTCGCGCGAAGTAATGCACAGTGGACACGTTTACGGCACCGGCATTCTCAAGGGGCCGCTAGTCGAGCGCCGTCAGCGGATTCGTTACGTTTGGGAAAATGGCGCGTATCAGCAAAAAACTGAAGCGTTTGCTGCGCCGTTTATCTCGCATGTGCCGGTGTGGCGTTGGTATCCAGACATGACGGTGACTGAGCTAAGCGATTGTCGTTATGTTTGGGAACATCATCGTCTTGGCCGTTCTGGTCTGGCTGAACTTGCAACGCGCAAATCCTTTGATGGCGTGTCGATTCGCTCTTAT